GAAACTATTAAAAACTATAAAAGCTTTAGTGGCGGTATGCTTAGTGTGCCACAAGGCCGTATCGATCTAATACCAGATGGATATAATATAGTAGACAAACGTGTTACAAATCCTGTGCCGTTTCCTACAGCTAGATATCCGCTGCGTCCAGATCAACAAGAAATTTATGATCAAGTTACAGATACTTGCTTTATCAATGCACTAGTAGGTTGGGGTAAGACATTTACTGCTTTACATATAGCACGTAAGTGGGGCCAAAAAACGCTAATTGTAACTCATACTACTGCGCTACGTGATCAATGGCATGAAGAAATCGAAACATTATTTGGTATTAGTCCTGGTATTATAGGCAGTGGTAATTTTGATGTAGAAGATCACTTTATTGTAGTTGGCAATGTACAAAGCATAGTAAAAAATTTAGAAAAAATTAATCGTGAATTTGGCACAATTATATTAGACGAAGCACATCATTGTCCTGCCACAACTTTTAGTCAAACTATAGATAGCTTTCACAGTAGATATAGACTAGCACTTAGTGGTACTATGCAACGCAAAGATGGTAAGCACGTATTATTTCAAGATTACTTTGGTACCACAGTATTTAAACCTGAACAGGCTAATACTATTAATCCAGTAGTACACCTAATAAAAAGCAATATTTCATTAAAACATAACGTTCCTTGGGTAGAAAAAATTAATGAACTAACACAAAGCGAATACTATAGAAAATATATCAGTGCACTTGCAACTTATCATATACAACATGGGCATAGTGTGCTTGTTGTAGCAGACCGTGTAGAATTTTTGGAGAAAGTAAAAGAATATGTTGGAGAAACGTGTTTGTTGGTTACTGGCGACACCAGCTTTGAAGAACGGCAATATGCTAAAGAGCAAATCCTTAACAAAACAAAAATGTGCATTGCTGGTAGCCGCCAAATCTTTAGTGAAGGAATCTCAATCAACATACTCAGCTGCGTCATCCTAGCAGTACCAATGAGTAATGACAGTTTACTAGAACAAATTGTTGGCCGAATAATGCGACCATATCCAGGCAAATTATCACCAATTGTAGTTGATATTCAATTTAGCGGTTGGACCGATAAAAAACAAAATACTGATAGACTAGGACTATATATGAAAAAAGGCTGGGAAACGATATTGGTGTAGAAATTTTAACTTGTAGTAGTACTTCTATTGTGTTATAATATATGATAAATCAAAGAAAAAGTTTTCGATTTAGTCTTAGTAAATTAGAACGGCTAGCAAACAATAATCCAATTAAATTAGTAGAAATTCTTGAAGAATACTATAAAAGATTTAAACTTGGATTAGAAGGCGGAAGTAGTTATCTACTATCGCCAGCTGAATTATTTTTTGATGATAACACAGATATACTATTCAAATCGCAGTATATAACGCTAGCGGCACGTAGAAGTTATCAACAGTATATAGATTTAGGTTACACATATTTAGATTTAAGTTACTATCCAGACCTAAAAATTAACGCAATAAAATACAATCCGCTATTAACACTTAACAATAATAAACTATATTTTAAATACGAGGAATAAATGGCAATTAGCTTTAAACAAACTAAAGGGAAAGCAGCTACAAACAAAGTAGAAACTTACGAATACAAAGACGGTGAAAATACGGTTAGATTAGTTGGTGGAGTTTTGCCACGCTATATTTATTGGATTAAAGGCACTAACAATAAGGATATTCCTATTGAGTGCTTAGCCTTTAGTCGTGAAAAAGAAAAATTCGATAATCTCGAAAAAGATCATATGCCAGATTATTTTCCTGATTTAAAATGCAGTTGGAGTTACTCCATCAATTGTATCGATCCTAAAGATGGTAGAGTTAAGGCGCTTAATCTTAAAAAGAAGCTGTTTGAACAGATTCTTACAGCTGCAGAAGATTTAGGTGATCCTACAGACTACGATACAGGTTGGGATGTAGTATTTAAACGTCAAAAAACTGGTCCACTTGCATTTAATGTCGAATATACACTACAAGTATTACGTTGCAAGCCTCGTGCCCTTACAGAGGCAGAAAAAACAGCTGCAAATAGTGCACAAAACATTGACGACAAGTTTCCAAGACCTACTCCAGATGAAGTTAAAGCTCTACTAGAAAAAGTTACCACAGCTGAAGATGATGAGGGTGATGCTAGCGAGCAAGAAGCTATCAAAGAATTAGGTTAATAATAGGCCCAGTAATTTACGTTACTGGGCTATTCTTTTTGAGACTATAATGAAAGTACTATTTACAGCAGATATACATATAAAACTAGGGCAAAAGAATGTACCACAAGATTGGGCTAAAAATAGGTATAATTTATTGTGGCAACAATTAACTTTACATCAAGATAATGCAGATCTATTTATTATAGGTGGCGATGTTTTTGATAAATTACCTAGCATGGAAGAGCTAGAGATTTATTTTGATTTAATTAATCACTGTAAAATAAACACGATTATATATAGCGGCAATCATGAAGCAGTAAAAAAATCTACAACTTTTATGACTAATTTAGCTAAGGCTACTAATAAAATGAATCGTAAAGTTATTATTGTAGATGATTACTACAGCGATTATGGCATTGAATTTGTTCCATATAACAAATTAAAAGACTTTGAAAAAAATAATCCTTGGCCAGAAGGCGGAGAAATATTATGCACACATGTTCGAGGGGCTATTCCACCACATGTAACACCAGAAGTAAATTTAAATATTTTTAATGCTTGGAATGTAGTATTAGCTGGTGATTTACATAGCTATGAAAATTGTCAACTTAATATTTTATATCCTGGTAGTCCAATTACTACAAGTTTTCATCGTCAAATAGTTGATACAGGTGTAATTTTATTAGATACAGATACATTACAACATAGTTGGATAAAATTAGATTTACCACAACTTATTCGTAAAACAGTAGGTGTAAATGACCCTAAACCGTCAACACCTTATCATCATACAATTTACCAAGTTGAGGGTGATTTGCAAGAGTTGGGTGAACTAGAAGATAGTGACTTAATTGACCGCAAGGTAATCAAGCGCATAAGCGATGTACAGCTTATGCTAGATAGGGATATGAGTTTGGTAGAAGAGGTACGTGAGTATTTACAATATATACTAAACTTGCCAGAAGCAACTATAGAGCGTGCCATACTTGAAGTGCAAAATAATTTAGATAAAATAGAACATGAATGAGTATCATCCTAACATGATTTATGTAGCTAAAATAATAGCAGAAAGAGAGTGTGGTATGCAAGAACACTGGCTTGACTACTATGAACAAGCTAAAAATACAATATTACTAGTAGAGCAACTAGGATTTTTAAATAAAAAACGGTTTTGGAAAAATGATAACAATCAAAGAACTACGCTGGACTAATTGTTTTAGCTATGGTGCAAATAATGTTATCAACTTTGTTAAGGCACCATTGACACAACTAGTTGGTAAGAATGGACACGGTAAAAGCAGTGTAGCACTAATACTAGAAGAAGTATTATTTAATAAAAATAGTAAAAATATTAAAAAAGCTGACATACTAAACAGGTATGTTAAAGAAAAAAGCTATATTATTGAACTAGATCTAGAACGAGATAACAATGAGTATACAATTAAATGCACGCGTGGTACTCAACAAACAGTTAAATTATTAAAAAATGGTGTAGATATTAGTGCTCACACTGCTACACAAACCTATAAAATTATTGAAGAAATTATAGGCATAGATCATAAAAGCTTTGCACAAATTGTTTATCAAAGTAATGCTAGCAGTTTAGAATTCTTAACTAGTGCCGACACTGCTAGAAAAAAGTTTTTAATAGAAATACTAAACTTAACTAAGTATACTCGAGCCGGAGAAATATTTAAAGAGTATACTATTGAACTTGGTAAACAAATTAGTGAATGTCAAGGAAAAATTACAGCTATAAATAGCTGGCTAGATAAATACGAAAAGAGTGATCTAACACCAAGACAATTACAAAAGGTAGAAGTATTAGATAGTACTTTACCTACACAAGTAGCACAACTTGAACTAGAAATACTTAATGTAGATAAAACTAATCGTAAAATTAATCAAAATAATACTTATATTAAACAATTAGACAATTTAAACCCTATTATAGAAATACGTCCTATAAACTATAGTAAGCTTAAAGACGCGCAACAGCAACAAACCGAATGCATGAAAACTGTACGTGATGGTGAAGCATTTATTAAACGCTTAAATAACTTGCATGGTATATGTCCTACTTGTTTTAGCAAGATTGATGAAAATAAAGTAAGTGAGCTTGTACATATAAAAATGCATGAAATAGAAAGTGCTAGAGCAGAAGCGGTTGCAAATTTAATTGTTGCTAACGATTTAGAGTCACAGGATACTAAATATAAACAAGCTAAACAAATTGAGCAAGAATTTGAAAAGTTAATATTACTAATAGATAAGTCACTAACTACAAATATACTAGATAAGAACGAGCTTCAAGTACAATACAACGAACTATCTAAAAATTTACAAAATACTCAGCAACGTATTAAACTAGCCGAAGAATATAATAACAAAGCGCAGCAGCATAATAGTAGAATAGATGCTATTAAACAACAGCTACAAGAAATGAATATTGAACTTGAAGAACATAGTTTTCAGCTTAATATTATGAATGAACGTATGAGTATATTACAAGTACTCACAAAAACATTTTCAACTACAGGACTAGTTGCTTATAAAATAGAATGTTTAGTTAAAGATTTAGAAGATATTACTAATAAGTACTTAGTAGATTTAAGTGACGGAAGATTTCAAATTAGTTTTAAAGTAAATAGTAGTGATAAACTTAATGTTGTAATTACTGATAATGGTCGCGACATTGATATAAATGCTCTTAGCGGCGGTGAAAAAGCCCGTGTAAATGTAGCCACACTGCTAGCAATTAGAAAATTAATGCAAACACTAAGTAGTAGTCGTATTAATTTACTAATACTTGACGAAACAGTAGAAGCATTAGACGTAGATGGTAAAGAAAAATTAGTAGAAGTATTATTACGCGAAGAACACCTAAATACTTTTTTAGTAAGTCATGGGTTTAGCCATCCACTTTTAGAGAAAATAAATGTTGTTAAACGTAATAATATATCTTGTATTGAAGGATAGATATGGTCAACAAGCATTACGAAAAAATTATGAGTAAACGTGCTAAGCGTATAGAAAAAGCCACTAAAATTTTAGAACAACAAGCATTAAATGATCAAAAACCTACAGACTTATATACAGACGATCTAGGCAATATTGATTGGGCAAGATTAGCTAAGCATGTTAGTGAGGCAGTTAGTGGTAGATAGCCGTCAAAAAGGCGCACGTACTGAAACTATAGCACGGGATATGTTACGTAAACATACAGGTTTAAACTGGGAAAGAGTGCCTGGAAGCGGAGCACTTGACCCTAAACATCAACTAAAAGGTGATTTGTATATACCTGGATTAGTTAATAGATTTTGTGTTGAGGTAAAAGGCTATGCAGATGATCATATTAACAGTGGTTTATTAACACATAAGACGCCACAACTTATAGAGTGGTGGCAACAAACTAATCGTCAAGCTCGTCAAGTTGATAAACTACCTTTACTTATATTCAAACATGATCGTAGTAAATTGTTTGTGGCTACTGTAGTATTTGATGATGACAAATTATTAGAAAAACGTTGGCTAATGTATAACTCAGATAATTATGAGTTTTATATTTTCTTACTCGAAGACTGGCTTAGCATAAGCACGATTAAATTTGTATCTTGACATGATAACTCATGTGTGATATAATAATAAATTACACTATAAAAATCATATGAAACCTTTTATACAATTTGAAACAACTGAAAAGACATTGATGATAGTTGATGCGCTTAATCTTGCTTTTCGCTATAAACATAGTGGAGCTAAAGATTTTGCAGAAGACTATTTACGCACCATTGAAAGCTTAAAAAAGAGTTATAAAGCTAAGTGGATTATTGTTGCCGCAGATCAAGGGTCAAGTAGCTATCGTAAGAATATTTATCCGCTTTATAAGCAAAATCGTAAAGATAAATATGATCAGCAAACTGAAGCTGAACAACTAGAGTTCGAACTATTCTTTGAAGATTTTAGCCATGCACTAGAATTAGTTGGTCAATATTATCCAGTATTACAGTTCCAAGGAGTTGAAGCAGATGATATTGCTGCTTATGTAGTAAGTAAAAAACGTAAACTACTCCTTGATGATATTTGGTTAATAAGCAGTGATAAAGATTGGGATTTACTAATCAAACCAGGAGTAGGAAGATTTAGCTATGTTACTAGAAAAGAAGTTACGTGGGATAACTGGAACGATTACTACGCATTTGAACCCGAACAATATATATCAGTTAAGTGTCTTATGGGTGATAGTGGTGATAATGTCCCTGGTATTCCTGGTGTGGGACCTAAACGCGCTCAGCAACTTGTTGAAGAATATGGCACTACCTGGGATATTATTAATAGTATTCCTTTACACGGTCGCTACAAATACATCGAAGCGCTTAACGAAAACCGAGAACAATTAGAACTTAACTATCAACTTATGGATCTTGTTACCTATTGCAAAGACGCAATCGGCAGTAAAAACTGTGAAAAAATTGATAAAATACTAGAGCTAAAAATTAAATGAAAGAAACTACAGAATTTTTTAATATTAACAATAGCTATGATTACGATCGTGATATAGTAGTTAAACAACTAGTAGAATGTCGTGTAGATAATATAGCCTATTTACCAAAACGCGCTAATCCTAGTGATGCAGGAGCAGATTTACGCAGCACTGAAAGTTGTGAACTCTGCCCTGGCGAAACAAAACTTTTAGATACTGGTGTAGCCATTAAAATTCCACAGGGTTACGGAGGGTTTGTATTTAACAGATCAGGACAAGGCCTAAAGGGAATTATTGTGCTTAATAGTGTAGGCGTTATTGACAGTGATTATCGCGGAAACATAAAAATTGCACTAAAAAATATTAGCGAAAATACATATACAATAGAGGTTGGAGCTAGAATTGCTCAACTGGTTATTTTACCAGTTATATTATGCGATTTTATTGACAGCTGGAATGATACAAAACGTGGTACTGGAGGATTTGGTAGCACAGGAAAATAGGAGCAATTATGCAAATAAGCACACGCGCACAAGTTATTACTAGACGCACCTACAATAGGCCTATTAGTGATGATGGCAAAGAGTTTGAAACATGGACACAAACAATCAAACGAGTACGTGATCATCAACACTGGCTATGGGAACGTAGTGTAGAGCGTCAGTTATATTTTAATGAAGTAGCTGAACTAGAAGAACTAGAACAACTTATGTTGTCTAGAAAAGTATTGATGAGTGGCCGTACATTGTGGTTAGGTGGTACAAATGTAGCACAAACTCGTGAAGCCAGTCAATTTAATTGTAGCTTTACACAAGTAGAAACTGTGTATGATGTAGTAGATGTCTTATGGTTATTATTACAAGGTTGTGGTGTAGGATTTAAGCCAATTGTAGGTACACTAAATGGATTTTCAAAACCAATAAAAGACATTCGAGTTATTAAAAGTCAACGAACAGCTAAGGGCGGTATAGAACACAATGTTGAAACTTGGGATGCTAACACAAAAACTTGGACAATACAAGTAGGAGACAGTGCTGAGGCTTGGGCTAAATCTATTGGTAAACTACTTGCTGGTAAATACCCAGCAAATACACTTGTACTTGATTATAGTCAACTAAGACCTGCAGGAGAAAGATTAAAAGGATATGGCTGGATTAGTAGTGGTGACAATGCTATTTCAAAAGCCTATGTTGCAATCGCTAATATACTTAGTGGTCGAGCAGATAGTCTCCTTACTAGAATGGATATTCTTGATATTGTTAATCATCTTGGAACAATTTTATCCAGTCGTAGAAGCGCTGAAATTGCTCTTTTTGATTATGGTCAACCAGAGTGGGAAGAGTTTGCAATAGCTAAAAAAGACTTTTGGTTGTATGGCCGTGAACACCGTCAACAAAGTAATAATAGCTTAGTATTTAAAGAAAAACCTACACGAGCTGAACTAAAGCATATATTTAATCTTATGCAAGAGGCCGGTGGTAGTGAACCAGGATTTATTAATGAACAAGAAGCTCTTAGACGTGCTCCGTGGTATAAAGGAGCAAATCCATGTGTCGAAATCCTATTGGGCAACAAGTCCTTCTGCAACCTTACAGAAACGGATATCTCCAAGTTTAAAGGTGACACCGCTGGACTACACGATGCGATCAGATTGGCTGCCAGGGCAAATTATCGTCAAACCTGTGTTAATCTTAAAGACGGGATCTTACAAGAAGCTTGGCACCTTAACAACTATTTCCTACGTCTCTGCGGGGTTGGTTTAACAGGTATTGCAATGCGTCCTGATATGAATACCTATGACTATGAATATCTTAAGCGTACAGCAACCAGTGCCGCTATTAGCATGGCAGATGAACTAGGATTACCTCGTCCTAAAAATGTTACTTGTGTTAAGCCTAGTGGAACCCTATCAAAGATTATGGATTGTACCGAGGGCGTACATAAACCACTAGGCAAGTATATTTTCAACAATGTGCAGTTTAGTACCTATGATCCTGTTATTCCACTAATGCGTGAAGCAGGCTATAAAGTAATAAATCATCCAACAGATCCTACGGGAGTATTAATAACCTTTCCAGTAGAATGGAAAGATGTACCATTTCACAAAGAAGCTGGCAAAGAAGTTAATCTAGAAAGCGCGGTACATCAGCTAGACAGATATAAATTATTACAAACTAGTTGGACACAGCAAAATACATCAGTAACAATCAGTTACGATGTTACTGAAGTTAATGAGATTGTTGATTGGTTATTTAATAATTGGGATTGCTATGTAGGCGTAAGTTTTATTTATAGAACAGACCCTACTAAAACAGCTAAAGATTTAGGCTACTTATATCTTCCACAAGAAGTTGTTGATGAGCAAACCTACAAAGATTATGTTTTTAACCTAAAATCAGTAAATTTAGAAAGTGCTAACAGCTTCAATGAAATTGTTAGTGAGGATTGTACAACAGGAGCTTGCCCAATAAAATAATATGGAAAACACAGAACTTACATTTACATTTACAGTACAGGAAGCAAATACTATACTTATGGCATTACAAGAAATGCCAGCTAAAGTAGCTAATCCACTTACAGCTAAGATTCAGCAACAGGCTCAACCCCAATTGCCAAAATCAGAAAACGAAACTCCTACTTTAGAAGTTGTTAAGTAAAAAAAAGCCCGCATTAGCGGGCTTTTTTATTTTTATAGTGGCGTATCACTATAACTATCTTCATCATCTACTGTATTATCACCATCGTGCATATCATCTAGCTGACTAAATACTTCTACAAGTATATCACGATAAGGTTGGTCTACTTTACACAGATCTAGTAAGTATATGTCTAAATGGTCATTTCGTAATAATTCTGCATGATACATAAATTGACCAAAAGCTTCTAGGTCTTCACTAATGTTTTGGTTGGCATAATTTTCTATTAATTGTGCTGCCATAATACGTAGTGGTTTACTAATCATGCCTTTTTGAGCTATACGAACTAATTGAAGTGCTTTGCCTTCACGCTCACGCATAATCTGATTACGTTTAGCAGTACTCCAACTATATCCACCATCACCACCCCATAAATCCCAAGCTACACGACCTTTACTAGGAAATCCTTCTTGTCCACTATAAAAACCACTAGCTTTCTTATCTACTTCATGACGACTAAAGAAGCTGTACATGCGTAGTACTACACTTGCCGATAGTGGATCGCGATCTTTTAGTTGATTGGCTCTAGCTAAACCAACAAGTGTGCCGCCAGCTTTTCCTTCGCTTTTCCATTTTAGTGCTCTTTTGGCAGCACTAGCCATACCACTTGTTGGTTTATACGTTTTGGCCATGATAATTCCTATTATTTTATACAATTGTCATTTAAAAACCAGAGTTTATTTACAGCATACATAACAGTTTTTATAGCTAGTATTATTATTTATATGCTAAAATTATTTGTTTACATAAGTTGCTACGTACAATATCTTCATCTCTGAATTTAATCGTTTCAATACCTTCGATATTACTTAATCTAATGCTGGCATCTAGTAGTCCGCTGTTGTTAATATCACTTTGTTCGTGATCTCCGCTAATTATTATTTTACAGTTTTTACCAACGCGTGACAAGATCATTTTTATCTCATCTCTAGTCGCATTTTGTGCCTCGTCTAATAAGACTATACAGTCATCAAAAGTTAATCCACGCATAAATCCTAACGGTTTAGGTTCTATTTGTTTTTTACTAAGCGCATACTCATAGAATCCTCGTCCTAGACTATCAGAAAAAATATAATCAAATGGTTCTAGGTAGGGAGCATATTTTTCGTCTAGTGTACCAGGCAAAAATCCTAATCCTCGTCCAGTTTCTATATTTGGTCTAGTTAGTATAATCTTTTTGATGCGACGATAAAATAATTCACTGGCAGCATATGTTGCTGCAATATATGTTTTGCCAGTACCTGCACTACCTATGCCAAAAATTACACTATTTTTATGTATAGCTGTTAAATAATTTTCTTGAATATAATTAAGTGGTTTTATATTTTTAAAACTTATATTTAATGGAACAACATTATTAAGTTGAACACTACGTAACTTCTTAGCACTGCTTTTAGCCATGTATATTCCTAGTAGTTAAAGTTATTTCTTATCAGGTACTTTATGTCCTTCTAATTTTTCATGTACTTTAACGTCTTTACAAATCTGTTCCGGCTTGCCATCTTTGCCAATAACAGGTTTGCCATCTTTAACTTTATCAATACAAGCACGTTCTTTTTTAATATCTTCCTTTTTAGCCGGAGCTTTTTGTTCTTTCTTTGTTGGATCGTCTTTTTTAGCTTCAGTTTTAGCTGGTGCTTTTTCTTCCTTTTTTGATGAATCCGACGCTAGTGCTGGTTGTATTAATAGTGAAGCTACAAGGGCTAATAAAATTTTAGTCATAAAATTTCCTATTATAGTTCTGGAAATGGTTGTTGTGGTGGTGCGGCTTTACCGCCAAACCCAACAGTTACTTGATTGCCACCAGTTGATGGTGCTATGCTTATACTACCATTATTACCTAGAGTAACAGTTGGCATAGGTGGTGGGCTTGGTGGCTTATCCCAACCTTTGTTTGCAGCTTGTAGTGCTACTTTTTGAGCCTCCTTATCACCACTGGCTAACATAATACCGCTAAGAGTACCTGTTAAGAAAGTAGCAATAGGAATAATCAATTCAAAAAACTTGTTATCTACAGGACTAATACCGTTCATTGGCTGTGTTACGAATATTAAGCTGTAAAGAACTACAAATACGATACCGAATAGTGTTAATGCTAGTACCATACCTATAAAAAATTTCAGCCTAGCCATTAATTCGTCTTCGGTATAACGTGGACCTGACCATAAGTCTTTAATCATTTGCAATCCTTTGCTGATGCTTGAGCAGGATATTTACTACCAGCTACTAATTGTGTTCGTTCATAGGGTGTTAAATCTTCTGGACAGGTACCGTTTGCACTACAATAAGGTTTTTTACAAACCTTGTGCTCCCAATTATCTGGATTTTGACATGGATACCTGTAAATGTCACTGCAACTAGCTAAGAGTAAGGTTAGCAGTGCTATCCTAACCATGGCAACCACATCCATAGTGCCTGCGTAACTATTAATGCACCAGCTACACCAACCACAGTACTTACATAAAACATAGACATACTAGCTGCTAATATACTTGCTGTTAGTAAAACAATGCTAATTTGTAGTATACTTCCGCCCCAGGTAAACCAAGGACTGCGCTTTTTAGCTTCATCACGCTCCAACTCTAGTGCTTTAGCTTTTTCCATAATGTCTTTTTTGTCATCGCTCATACGCTTAGCTTCAGCTAAAAACTTTTCCTTATTTTCTGGTTTATTAGCCTCTGCAGCACTAATCTCGTATAGTACTCCACGTACATTTTTAGCTTGATACCACGCCCACATATTGTTAGCTTGAATAGTATTATTTTGTATTTTGCTACTATTCGACCCACCAATCATTGTGTTTATAGCTAGTAGTGCAGCTAAAAATACAATAACAAATCCTGCTTTGTCTTTGATTTTAGCTTCTTTTTCGCTACGAGTTAGCGGTTTAGGTTCTAGTGTATCACTCATGCTGCATCCTTATTTATTAGCCAATGGGTTATCTAGAGCTTTCTTTAAGTCCTCGGCTATCTTACGATCAAGAGCTTTAAGTTTAGCATCCACTTCACGATTATTGGCAGCAATAGCCTTAGCATTATCAGCACTCATTTTATTCATTTCTTTAGTAGCAGCATTAAGTGACTGATCAGCTGATTTTTGTATACTACGCACTTCAATTTTAATTTCTTGCACAGTTTTATCTATCTCACGTTGTTGTATTTTGTTACTAGTTTCAACACTTTCAACAACTTTTTCTAATCTGCGTATATCACTCTTCAAATCATTTTTAATATCACGAGTGTATTCTGCAGTTTTATCACTGCCTTCTTGTACAGCCTTGCTTGTTTTAGTAATATTTTCTTCTATTACTGCTAATCGTTTATCAAACTCGCTAAAATCTGGACTAATATATTCAGCAATCTTTTTCTTCATGCCTATGTAGTCTTTATATACTTCAAAGACACCATATAATCCACCCAACGTACTACTGATTAATGTAGCTGCTACCATTAATTTTGCCGGAGTAAATTCATAGCCTCCAATACTAATAACAGTATCTTTGCTAGCATATTTTTTAACTGCGGCCTCAGCTTCATCTATCTTCTTATTAACATCTTTAATTTCTTCAGTCATTTTGCTTCCTTTAATGTTTAGTAGCAAATCTACTGGATAATAACTCACGCATTAATTTTAGTTCTTCTTCATTTTGAATTATTATTTTTTCATCTAAATCAATTTCATCTTTCCAAATTGATTCAGGAACATTTAAGAATAAATAAATATCTTTCCAAGTTGTAGTTACATTTTGATTATAACATAATTCTATAACTCGCATCATAGCATCAGAAATTAGTTCAGAAATATGATTATAGTGTAGTTTCATGTTTTTAATCCTAGATGGACATTGCTATTACAAACAAGCTTAATATAAATAATACAATATGTAGTAACGCTAAATAATTTGTATTATTAATATAAATTATTTCCTATATTGCTGATCTACCATTTCCTGATGAAGTTTATCACTTGCTAACTGCCTTAATGCTCTAACATTATCTACTGTTTTTTGATTACGATAAATTTCTTTAGATGCATAAAAATTTGCATCACTTAAAGCTATCATATAAGTATTAAAACCTACCGGAGTTCTAGCTATATTAGTAATAGAAACTCCTGCAGCTGCATCATTATCTTGAACATTAGATTTTACTTGTTGTATATTATTATCTTTATTTTCTTGTTCAATGATTAGCTGTTTATTTTCTATAATGTCATTTATAGGATTTGTTCTATCTGTAGTAATATTAGCTTGTTGTATAGGAATATCTACTGTAATTAGTGGTGCAATAATAATAGATTGTATAGTTGATTTTTGATCTATGTTTACATGTTGCTGAGGTACTTGTAATATATCTCTTGATATACTAACTGCACTAGCTTGTTGATTTGGTTGAAAAACTTCAAATTGTTTGGTTTCAGATGCACCCTGTATAACTGGTGATTGATAAGGTGCTACAACAACTGGTGTTACTTGAGAAAACATTGGAGGCTGCAAAATATTAAACTGTTGTACAGCTTGTATAACAGCTTCTGACATAGCATTAAATTGTACTATAGTACTAGTACTACTAGTATTAGTTGTTTGAGGTACAATATCAGGTATTATTTGACGTTGCATAACGGTTTCTGACATAGCATTAAATTGTACTATAGTACTAGTACTACTAGTATTAGTTATTTGAGATACAGTATCGGCCGCTATTTGACTTTGTATATTTTTCTGTTGAATTGTTTGATTAACTACACTAGTACTGCCTGGAACCGGTACAATATTTAAATTCGTATCTGATTTAATACTAGTTCCAACATTTTCTAAAATTAATTGTTGTTCTTGTTGTTGCGTAATGCTTTGACTGTTGGTAACAGCTTCTATAGCTATATTTTCTGCTTGCAATATACTTGCACTAGCAGCAGCTACTGCTGTTTGTTGTGCAATTTCACTTGCCTGAGTTGCTATAATATTTTCTCGTTGTTGATTTTGACTAATTAAGCCAAGTGCTAGTTCAGTTATATTAGATATATTTGATTTTTCATCTAACTTATCTTTAGAAGGGTGTTGATCATAAAGTAACAGTTTATCTGCTGTTTGCTCTGTAGCAACGGAAATTTTAGTATCTTTTGTATGTGGATTTTCAATAGTAGTTTCTATAGTTGAATTTGGTGTAGTTGTGATTGTAGTTATTGAAGATATTATAGACGCCCTAATTTTTTCTTGCTTATCATTTTCTAAATCAGCTAATCGTTTAATTTCAGCATTATAATTACTACAATTTTTATTATACAGTGGATTTTTATGGCAAGGATCTGGAGACCAAATAGGTCTTACATAACCTGAAAACCCCATGTTATCGCCATATCCTCCGTATACGCTCCAAGAAACGTTGCCCATTGTTAAGCTATTTCTAGATTCTGTAAATAAAAATCGTCCCTTTCTTGAACCTCCAGTGTTATCACCGGATACATACCAATTATCAGAAAATAAGCTAGTTCCTGCGCTGTTTGTTACATTAAAAGTTACATTTCTTGCATTAGCAGTACTGGTTGACCAACATATAATAAATTGAGCAGTGCAATATTCTCCTGCAAAGTATCCAAATCCATAACTATATCCATGTAGTTGAATTCCACCGCCTATGTGAGGCAGTGAATTAGGAATAGAAAAATTATTCCATTGCAAAGGACTTTTAGCATTTTCTATTACAGTGCTAAAACCAGGACAATTAACACTATATGCAGGATTCAGTATACAAGGATCTACACTGTAATTGACTTTGACATAAGCATCTTTGACCTGTGGACCATAACAGTCAGGATTGCAAGCCCAAAATCCTGCGTCCATACCAGTAATACTGAGTTTGGCAGATCCTAATTGGCTGATCGGTTTGGCAGCAAAGTTATAGGTTTCAGCCAGCTGTTGCCAATTGGGGTTGTATGGAGGATTACCGTCACTGACATTTTTAGCTCCAAGATCATGATAAATGGATGTGACCACCGTGCCATTGGGTAAGGTATAGGTAAAAGTAGTGTTTAAGTTGTCTTGTAGTGTGCCGGTTTCACAGGTTAAACCTATTTGATTGGCACATGGAAATCTGTATTTGAATCCATATGCAATACCTGTGGCAAATACAGCACTGGTATTCTGATAACCAAAATTCACAGAATTCAAATTCACTGTTTGATCTATGGTGCCGGACACATAACCAAAAGTATATCCATCAGCACCATATGATCCTGTCATACCAGACACGGTCCAATTACTACCAGAAGTCAATGTAGGATTTTGTACAAGATTACCAGTGACTGCATCAATGCTGTAGCCACTGGGTGTGTTTGGGCTATTATTAACTACTTGTGCTAAAACAAAACCTGGTAATATTGCTATAAACAGTAGTAAATAATTTACTAATTTATTTTTCATCTATGCCAACCTACATGTTTGCGCTCTTTTACTGTCTCAGGTTCGGTTTTATAGTCATAGGCTGGAACCTTTTCTGGGTTTTTATCCCACAAATCACGAGCCTTGTCACCAATTTGTCCTTCATATGGGCAAGGAGTACCTGCTGCCATCATGGCTTCCCATACACGACGGTCTTGGCACATAGTAGCAACTGCTGCAACCTTCATACCCATGTCGTATAGTGTTTTACTAAGTTTTAATCTTTCACAATTTAAATCTCGTTGAGTGCCACCCAAGGCAAATCCTAAAAATTGAGTTTGTGCTGCACCACTAACACCAGTAGTACATAAATCAGTACCACCTCCTGACATCATAGCAGGTGCTATAGCAGTTGGTGGAGGTTGTACAACTCGTTGAGTAATTGTAGTTTCATTAATATTACGATTAGTCATATCACCAGTTTGTATATTAACATTACGATTATCACTTATAGTATTATTAGTATTTTTATTAATGTTACTAGCAGAACTGCTACTAACATTAATATTACGATTAGTCATGTCGCCAGTTTGTATATTATTATTTGTGTTAGTAGTTGTTGCAGTAGATTGATTTATGTTACGATTAGTCATGTCGCCAGTTTGTATATTGTTATTAGTAGTATTACTAACACTTGTGCTATTATTGTTGTTATTATAAGTCATAGTGCCAGTATTAACATTATTATTTGTATTAATATTATTGCTAGTACTTGTGCTAGTACTTGTGCTAGTACTTGTGCTAGTATTAATATTGCGATTAGTCATATCTCCAGTATTAATATTATTATTTGTGTTAATACTGGTTGAATTATTATTATTGTTATAATTCACAGTACCTGACATAATATTACGATTAATACTATCAGAGGTGTTTGTAGTTCGATTTATATTAGTTAGTGTACCACTTTGAATATTATTGTTAGTATTAACATTAGTTGAAGTATTGTTATTGTTATAAGTAACCGTACCTGACATAATATTACGATTAGTACTATCAGAGGTGTTTGTAGTTTGATTTATATTAGTTAATGTACCACTTTGAACATTATTGTTAGTATTAACATTAGTGCTAGTACTTATACTAGTTGATGCATTATTATTATTATAAGTCATTGTACCAGTATTTACATTGTTATTATTATATGTAACTGACCCACTCATGTTTGTATTATTGTTGTTAGTTACTGTACCACTTTGAACATTATTATTTGTATTGATATTAGTGCTTGTGCTTGTGCTAGTATTTACATTGTTATTAGTATTAGTACTTGTACTATTTACTGTACTATTATTAATATTATTGCTAGTACTTATACTAGTATTATTAGTTTGTACTGAACTAGTACTGTTAGATGTAGAATTAGTGTCTACTAAACTTTTAGAATCATAGCCACCCTGGTTTATTGGATTAGTTACACTTGTAGTTGTACCACCAGTAGTAGACTGTGTACTAGTATTTTGTGCCCACACACTTGAGGTTGTGAGTACCACTAAAAAGGCTAATATTCTACGCATATTAGTCTCCTTGACAAAAAGCGTATTAATGTGCTAGCACATGTAAACAATGTTCATAGTGTTTTTTGCGATCCTCTAAGCCAATTGTTCCGCCGTTTATGCGTTTTGTAAGGGTAAGTATATCCTGTTTATCAGCCCACTGATTGAGATTGTTTGACTCCCAAAACCAGCAGGCACTTTGTGCAGCACCTTCAAAAGTTTCCATGTACTCCGACGCTTCTTCAGGACTAATCTGTAGGCTAGCAGCAAACCAGCTGTAGTTTTCACGGCCAGTTACTTGTATCAATCCACGACCACAAAAACGCCAGCCATCTCCACTTTCTTCCGGTCCATTACCCATGCGATTGGCATATACACGATTAGCAATTTTTTCTGGTTGTTTTTCATATTGCTGCGCCAATGCATCTGTAGGAAAATACTTGGGAAAAACTTTACGCAAACTTGCCCACTTGTAGTTTAAGTTTTCTTTTATAAAAACAAAATTACCCGATTCATGTGCACACTGTGCTAAAAAGGCAGCTATACGATCTGGTGTATTTATTTCATATTGTGGTAATAATTGTTGTAGGGCAGTATACCAGTAACTAACATACTGGTTTTTTGGAATTATCTTTTTTAGTTGATCTTGTGTAAGTTCCACTACTTCTCCTTTTTCCAGTGGGTGTTATACCACCTTATCCAACTATCATTATTTAACTTGCATAAATGATATAAGTTGTAGTTTTGTTGTATTAGGTCTACAAGCTCTGCCATGCTAACATCCTGCGTATTAGCCAGCTTTAGTTGATCACAAGGCTTAAGCATTGCTGGATCAGCTACTTGTGGCCAAGGTGGGTTAATCTTAAAACTTTGAAGACAACCAGATAATAGTGTGCTAGCTAGTGCTAATAGTAATAATCTCATTGTTTTGCACCCCTAGCAGTATTATTGAGTTTTTCTATGTATAATTCAGGCACAGTTGGACAATTTTTAGCATTGGCCAACACATCCTCCAGCTTTTTATTAGCCAGTTGTTTATCCTTTTCACCTAATGCAGCATATTTATCCTGTTCAGCCTTGGTGAGTGTAGCTAACACATTTTGCACTGTGGCGTCCTTGGATTTTAACACCTCAATAAACCTTTTATTTTGCTGACGTTCGCGTTCTGCGGAATCTTTTAGTTGCTGCAGTTTAGCATCGCGTTCCTGCTTGAGTTCTTGATTTGCCAACTCCTGCTGCTTGGCTGCGGCTTCTGCCCTGGCAGTCTCCTCGGCCAGCTTTTGCTGCCAGTAGTTGTTATTCCAGTTTGCACCCATAAAAAATACTGTGAGTGCAAATACTGGAATTGTTGAGTAGTGTACAATCTTAGCCTGTGGTATTAGTTGTGCAAAGAATCTTGTTATGAAGAATAGGATTATACAAGCTACGGCTAACAGTGGAAAAAACCAGTTTGGTATAAAGTTTAATAAAAACATTATTGTACGGCCTGAATTAATTCCTCTACAGTTGTGCTAGCTGTAATTGCCAGTTCTTTAGCGTTACAGCTAGTAACAATTGCTTGACGATTGCTAGCTATATCACTGGGTATATCTACATTACGTTCAGCTTTTCTAATAACAGTCCAGTCAGTTTGCTGTAATTGCTGATTTGCACTAGCCTTAACACTAGTTATAGCTTGTTGTTTTAATTCGGCCAGATCTTTAGGTGTTGTAGCGTGCACCCAGGTTGCCACATCGTCTACAACTTCAACAGTGCTGCTAACCCAGTAATAACGCTGATCTGGCATGGGCGTATTAACAACTTCTTGCACGCCTAGCTGTGCTAGACGTGTGCTGTCAAGTGCTATTAACCAATTAAACCCATAGTCTACGCCATCAACAAATAATTGCTGGCCAGGTTGTAGTGTATAAACTACTTGATTATTTTTTACAACTGCAAACATTTTTTACCTCGCTAAGCTATATTTAAATGGGTTTTCGGCAAAAGCTGCGTAAACATAAGTTTGACCACTGCTGTTCCAAGTTTGATCGGTTTGTCGTATTTTAAAACCATTGCTAAGAATATCACCAAAATTATAGTTTGTAGCTTCAGCATCAACGGCACTAGGGGATAACCGCTTATTTGCTACGTTAAAAGTATCTCTTGCAGTATCATTGATTTGCCAATTAGTAGCAGCTACACTAGATGCTTTTAATATTATAAATTTGGGTTTGAATCCGCAATAAACAAATGGACCATCTGCACTACCATTACCAGTATAACTACCAATAGAACTGTATCCGGCAACTTCTGCAAAAATATAACCTACCAAAAGTTCACCGTTATTATACCAGGAGGGACCTTGAGAGAATACAGTAGATGTAGGTGTTGTGTTGTTAAATGGTCCAGTTTGAGTCTGTGTGGCAGCTGTACTATTTAACATTAGCCTAACAGTGGCTCCAATTGATGCGTGATATACGTCCCAATTATATACAGCATTTCTACCACGTATAATCATAAATTTTGGAACTGCATTTAATCCATGACCAATTGTAGCTGCACCATTATATGTCCATGTTACAATACTAAATCCAGCTGTGGTATTGGCTCTAACATTACTTTGAATAGATCCGGCAGTATTAGTTACTGTACTAGTTCCAGCATCCCAGTTCCAGGCAACATAAGACCAAGTACTACGATTAGTTTGATCTCCTGTTCCTGATCCTACAGTAGTTGTGAAACCTGTATTAGTAGCTGCGGATACATACCCCCATTGTGGATCAGTTACGCCACCTCCAGTATTATTTTCAGCAGCAGTACTACTAGACGATAATTTAGTGTCGGATGTAAATCCGCGAACAACATCTTGTAAAACATGGTCTTGACCAGAAGCATCTCGACGCTTAATCCATACTAAATCTGGATTGAAATTTAAGGTACTAATTGTTTGCGTACTGCCATTACCTATATAGGTTACGGCATCAAAAGCTGTATTAGATTTAACTATGCTAGGTGTAGGCAAGTTTTGTGTGCACAGTGCCTTATAGCCAGTAGGTGCACTATAGGCAAATGGGCGTTGGCCGAAATTGACCGACTGCGATCTTCCGGCTTGATAGCAGCCAAACTGCGGAAAGACAGTCTTGCCAGCCAACCCCGACGAGAATGCCACTCCTTGAGAGGCACCGTTCTTGTAGAACGTGAGCGTTCCGGCATCCATATCAAGAGCAACGCCCATTACGTCCCCGCCTGCAAACGTAGCCCCGTATGCTGGCTGGGATCCGTTGCCAACCTTGAACGCACGGCCGTCGTAGGTCCAGGAATTTGTGTCACTCCCACCATACGCATTGTTAATTGCGTCTCGAAGTCCGACCCCGAGTTGGAAGAACATATCTCCCGACATTGTAGACTCCCAGTACCACTTGCCTGAAGAGATACCAAATGTTGCTTGTACGTTATTCCACGTTGAATTAGTAGCAGTCGTATCGAGATTGCCGTTTGTGAGCGTAGGAGCCGAACTGCTTAACCAAAGTGGATTTAGTGTACAATAATTCCCCCGCACCTCACCACCTAAACCAGTATCAGTACCATAACTGGTTGGCGTATCTACAAGGCTATCATTGCCAACACCACTAGCTACACTAAAGTTATTTGCCACCCACTGCTTGTGGCCAATGTCTCGTACAGTTGCACTAAATGTGCGAGTTGGTGGAGTAAAAGTACCTGTGTAGCGGGCGAACTTAGTAATGCGTAGGTCTTGCATATGTCCATAAGCATAATCTGGTGTACCACCAGCAGGGTTGTAGCCAATTGTTAGCGGGCACGTTGCATTAAACAAATTTACTGAAGTAGTCGTACTTACTATTGACGTGCCATTAACAAATATTCTTGTTGTACCATTACTGCGGCAAAGAGCAAGATGATACCAAGTATTTACAGACATTCCAGAAGCAGCACTCATTGTTGCAGTTTGGGTTGACCCATTTGTAGACGTGTACCAGTATAAATTTCCAGAAGTAAGATAAAAAAGCCAACTAATATTGCTAGAACTTGGACCCCACATACCTACAAGAGACTGATTATTTCCAGGAGTTCCTGTCAATGCCAATGGGTAATACCATAGTTCAACTGTAAAGTCATTGGTGCTAAATAAAAATGCTTGATTTAATGGAGACGTTAAATAATCCCCGGTCCCATCAAAATACATACTACCCGTAGCATCAGTAATAGATTTTTTAGTGCTAGTTACACTACGGCTATCACCAACTGTTTCTAACACATTTTTACCACTATAGTCCACAACGCCGGCATTGTTGAAGTTTAGTAGGAGTTGTGTGTTTGCTACGGCTTGGGGTGGTTGCATTGGTGGAACAAAGTTGCTGGTGTATAGTGCGGTGCCTTTTAGTATACGAAAACTAGAAACATAACCTGTAAGATAACTTATTGATGTCTGATAGTTTCTACCTATACTTAATGCTGCTGTAGCATTATTTAAATACGTAGATGCTGATGCAGTAGTTGCTATAGAAATACCATTTACATATATGGTTAAATTACTACCAGATCTAACAAAAGCAATATGATTCCACTGAGATACCGGCCATTTTCCTGCTGCTGATGAAATTTCATTTATACCAGCTTTACCAATTGCTACTCTTCCATCTGGATATATATAGCCTGTTGTATATCCGCTACTATTTGTACCTGAGTTTGAAAATATGTTATAGCTAGATGATGCAGCTGTAGGCGTATAGGCCCAGCACTCAATTGTAAAATTTGACCCATCGCCAAAATTCCAATAAGCATTACTAGGAACATCTAAATAATCTGTTGTACCATCAAAATAAGCACTACTGCCATGTGTGCTAGCCAAATAGTTAACACCAGTAGTAAACGTGCGGCCTAGTGGATTAAACTCTGTGCAGCGTGGTGTGTCATTAACAGTAATAGTAAAGTTATTAGTTGAATTATCTATAAACGTATTTGATTGACAGGTGAGAAGTGAAGTGCCTGTTACAGCTGTTAATGGTGCGGTTGGAACACTTAGCGTTGGTAATGTTGGATCATATACTGCTGTGCCTTTAACAATACGCAGATTGCTAATATAACCGCTAAAATATGTAGTACCCCAAGGATCATATCCAATATTAAGAGGTGCCGATGCACTATTAAAAATTGTTATTCCGCTAAAATTGGCAGTATTACGTCTTGTGCCGTCTACAAATAGGGCAAAATTTGAACTACTTCTAACAGCAACTACGTGATGCCATGCGTTATCGCTCAAAGCAGGACCATTACTATCAACAAATAGTGCGGTTGAACCATTAGTAGTATAAACAAAAATTAAAAAATTGCCTCTATCAGTACTACGAGGTCTTAAATCCCAACAAGCAGTTCCTGAACCTTGCCATCTTCCAACTATAGACGGATAATTTGAAGAACTATCTCCGGTATATATCCATCCTTCTATAGTAAAATCCGATGCTGCTAAATCAAATGCAGCATTATAAGCTATTAAAGCAGAATCATTGCTGCCATCAAAAAAGTTACTATAAGTTTTTGTTGTGCTAGCGTGCGATAAAAATGGTGATAGTGGTTGCGTTTGTGGTGTACCAGTAAAAGTAACAGTGAAATTATTGCTACTGTTATCTACAAAACGATTATCTTGGCAAGTTAGTAGTACTGTACCACTAATAGCGGTTAATGGATCTGTTGAAGGAATAAAATTAGAGCTATATACTGCAGCTCCTTTTACAATTCTTAAATTACTAACGTATCTACTACAAGAAGCAACACCACCTCCAATTCTGGCAAGAGTTGGATTAGCATGGCCAAGTGTTGAGCTATTTTGTATAGTTCCTCTAGAAATACCATTTGTATATAGAGTTATTGTAGAGCCGCTTCTAACCATTGCAACATGATTCCATGTATTTGCTGTGATACCAGAAGCAAAAGTTGATGTTGGGACACCACTATTTAAATATATATTATAGTTACCTGACCCATCATAGTTTAAGGCAAGATAAGTTGAACCGCCGCCTGTAACCCAAAGTGATGTGTCTCCGGTACCACTATATATAATAGGATACACCCAGCCTTCTACTGTAAAATTACCGGTAAATTGAAATGTAGTACTTGCAGAAGTTGTAAAACTTGGATAATTTCCACTAATATCTGATTGGTACATTGCCCAACCACTAGTACCAAACGGACTAAAACTACCTTGTGTGACATTTCCACTGCGTGTAATTACTGCGCTATTAGCGCTGTCATCAATAAACCCACTGTTATTAGCACCAACCTTATCAACTAAGGTAAGCAAACTAACTGTACCAGTTATACTGCTAGCAGCTCCGGCACCAGTATGTCCTACTGTGGTAGTTGTTAGTGGGCTAGTGCTTGGGGTAAATGTATTTGTAACAACAGCTTGATTTTTAATAACTCGTAAGTTACTCATGTATCCGGTAAAAGGACCGGTAGTACTATAAGAAACATCGTCTCCAATATAAAGCGTTTGAGTAGAAGAATAGTTTTGACTAGCAGGAGTATTACTATTTACTAAATTACCATTAACAAATAGTCTTACTAAACTGTTACTACGAGTTACTGCTAAATGATACCAGGTATTAGCAACTAAATTTGATGTTGCATAACTTACAGCAGCAGTACCCCAGTTACTAAGAATTAAAGTGGATCCCTGTACATAAAATGCCCAAGATGTGTCACTACCTGTTGATATATTACCAATAAGCTGCTGATTATTAAAATTGGTAAAATAAAACCAACCTTCTACAGTATAATCAGCAGTTCCAAGAGTAAAAGCACTATTAGCAGGTATTTGTAAATAACTACCATTGTTAAAATAGGCGCTACCACTAGTAATATCATTGCTAAAAGGCGTACGACCGCTGGTAACTACCTCTCCGCTAGCACTAAGTAAATGTGCATTACTACTACGATCACTAAAGCAATTGTAGCCGCTGCTAGCACTAGGATTACCACTTAGGTGCAGTGTAGTATAGTTGCGCAACTCGTCTACAGTTTGTGCGGTATTGACGCCTAGATTAGCGGTAGTGCTGTTATCAGTAAACGGCAGGTAAAATCCATTTGTGCCATAGCTGCCACTATAGGCTTTGGGTTTCCATATACCAGTAGTTAGATCAGTTTCGCCAAAGCTGCTAGGTGTTAATTGTTGACCATCTATTAATTGAAAGTCAGCTAAGTAGCCACTTATATAATAACTAGGATTTGCATCTCCATCACTCTTTCTGCCAATTCTATGCGGAAATGCACTGCCACATATATATCCATCCTCATTTAGTGCAGGATACGATGCTGTAGCAAAACTTGTAACTTGTTGTCCGTTAACATAAAGCTTTAATCTATTTGTGTTAACGCTTTGTGTAGTATCATAAGCAAGAATAATATGATACCAAGCACTAATATCACGAAATACTTGAGTAGAGGTTAGTTGTTGTGTAACTGTTACATTATTATACAGACCAGTTTCAATCTGATCACTAGCAGTAAAAATTATTGAGTGTTGATTATTTGGATTACTTCCGTTGTAAACTCCCGCAAAAAGAATACATTCACCTACACCTAGACGTGATCTCTTATACCAAAAAGATACTGTCCAAGTTTTAGTATTACCAGCTACGGGGAATGATCTGTTTAAGTAAGCACTATCTGCATTATTAAAACGCAAACTGCGACTGATAATATAGTCCGGCAGTGGAGCAGTAGTTACAGGCCATAGCCCATCACGCTGTGCTTGATAGTGTTGTACAGGCGTCCATATACCACCAGCACTAGTGCTGGTTGGATTGTTAGTAGCACCTAAGATACCACCATTATGTTGTGGGCCTATACTCATGTTGACATTTCCTCATAGCTGCAAACTGCTTCTAGTGCGCTAGCTGTGGCTGATACTAGTCTAATACTATCGGATTCTTCTAGGTAAACACCATTGTCGCCTTTACCAACTACAATTAGTGTACTGTTAGCAGGCACGCTAATTTGATAAGCTATTCTATAACTGGTAGTTTGGGCTTTATAAACATCTACAGTAACACTAGCACTTGTAGCACTAATGTTGCTGATAATAAGTGTATTTACTTTGAACACTTTACCACTACTAGCACTGTTACTAACAATGGCTGTAGCACTAGTAGTAACTGCTAATCCACTAGTTTTAGCGTATATATAATTTACATCTACTATATTAGGTGCAGCCATTTTATCCTCCAAATACTATTGCCATAGCAATAGACTTTCCTCTTGTTACACCACCTACAACTACCCATTGTGCACCATTATAAGTTTCATAGTTAGCAATAGTGCTATTATATCGTAACAGCCCAGTAACGGGACTACTAGGGCGTTCGGCGGTTGTACCACTAGGCAAGGCTAGGCCGCTAGTACCAGCACTTGTTCCACCTATTAAGTTTGCTAAGTTTTTTGCGCGGCTCATCTATGTTCCTGTTATGGTTGATTGGTTACTTCTAGCCAACTGGTAGTGGCCTCATCCCAGCGGTATTGTTTGCCATCAGCTGGCATGGGTGTTGGAGGATCCCATAGGCAAGTTGTCTGATTAAGATTCCAGCTTAGATAGGGTTTAGGCGGTACAAAACAATCATTGGTGCTATCATAGCTGTAACCAATGCCTGCATAGTTTTTACGCAGTGCCTTAGTTTGATCTAGGCTAGGCTGATTGGTTTGTGGATCATAGTGTATGCCGCCGCGTGTGTTGTAGCTAGTTTGAATCCACTGACCTGGACTAGTATCAACAAATGTGTTAAAAAATTCTGGTTCTGCAACAATTACCTGCGTTACTAAACCGTTGACTACTTTTGCAAAATGTGCCATATTATGTTAACCTGTATATGTAAATGTTCCGGTTGTTGTAAAAGTATGATAAGTATATCCACCGGCAGAACTAACTGTACCGCCTGTTCCTCGTTGGCTACCACTATATCTAATAATTACTATACCACTACCACCTGTACCTCCAGCAGCACTCCGTCCAGCTCCTTGACCACCGCCACCGCCACCAGTATTAGCACCACCATTTCCAGGATTACCACCGTTATATCCGCTACTACTACCACTACTACCTAGGCCGTTACCACCACCGCCTGTACCACCAGCTGGATCACCTGTGGCGGCACCACCTTTACCACCACCTCCTCCACCAGCATAGTAACTACCATTCAGCCATTGTTTACCTGCACCACCTTGTCCAGGTGTAGTAGCATCATCACTTGTAAATCCTGCTTGATTAGCTCCACCACCGCCGGCACCATTTCTATTAGTATTTCCACCTTTAGTACCGCCGCTATTACCTTGGCCACTAGTAGCTGAACCAACTGTAGGGGTTCCTGTTGTCGAACTATCTCCACCTAATCCGCCGCTACTACCGCCGCTTCCAGAAGTGAGTATTTCATCACCGCCCCCACCTCCACCGCCTATAGCAGTAGCAGATAATGTAGTACCTATTAATGAACTAGGGCTACCGTTTGTACCACTAACCGAGGTATTCCAACCCCCGCTAGCACCACCTGCACCACCTGCACCAATAATTATACTATAGTTTGCACCAGGAAGTATAAAACCATCGCTAGCTATATAACCTCCAGCACCACCACCACCACCACCACCTCCATAACCATTTTGACTTTCAGAACCTCCACCACCTCCACCACCAGCTACTATTAAATATTCAATAGCATAAGTAGGTTTAGGCCATAATCCGGCACCTTGATATTGTTGAACATCTACTAAAGTATTAATGCCTGGTGCAGTTACTAGGGATATAGGATTGCGTGGGCCTATTACTCCACCATTAGTACGTTGTCTCATTGTATAAGCTCGTAACTAATTATAATATGTAACGCACTGGTAGTACCGGCAAATGCTTGTATAGTATCACCTTCTTCTAGGTATATTGGTGTATCTTTGCCCAATATTACTAATGAACTATTACCTGGTACATTAATAGTACCTGCTAAATAATAACTAGTAGCGCTTCTAAGTACTGTAACGGTTGTAGTAGCTACAGTAGCAGTATAATTAGCAACCACAATACTATTAATCTTATAAGCCTGATTACTACTACTGGCATTAACTAATACATTAGCTGCACTTGTTGTTAGTGCTTGTAGTGCAGTTTTGCCTGTAGCTGTTGTAAATGAAATTAAATTAGGAGCTGCCATATTATGTTCCAAATATTGAATTATAGCCAAAAGTTAGTGCTCTATCGCTTAATATAGCCCATTTTGTACCGGTGTATACTTCTATTAAACCCAGTGTACTATTAAAACCCATTTGCCCAGCACTAGGATTGCTAGGACGAGTAGCTGTGGTCCAGGTTGGTTGAGTTACACCAGCTGATCCGTCTAATGTTAATGCCATGTTTTATCCTATGCTGTAAATGTTCCACTGGTAGTAAATGTATGATAAGTATAGCCGCCTGCTGAGGTAACAGTACCGCCAGTACCGCGTTGGCTACCTAAATAACGTACTATTACAACACCACTGCCCCCTTGTCCAGCTTGATCAGTAGGTGCTGTGCTAGGGGCATTATAGTGACTTCCGCCGCCACCTCCTCCACGATTAACTAGTCCATTATATCCATATGCTCCAGGATTACCTGTAGTACCAGAACTACCGGCAGCACCAGCACCACCTACACCACTACCACCTGTACCTCCTGGATAAGAGTAATATTGAATATTTCCACCGCCACCGCCGGCATAATAAGTACCAGAACCAGTAGGCCATTCAATACCTATACCACCATTACCACCTGCTGTTGCATTAGAGCTAACGCTGCCGCCAATACCCCCTGCACCACCACCGCCTGCAGCAGGATAACTAGTATTGCTTCCATCATTTCCACCGCCTCCGGCATAACCTTGTCCAGTAGTACCAGCTCCACCTGCTCCACCATTTCGCGATGTACCTCCACCACTTCCGCCAGCTAAACCGCTAAGGCTAGATGTTGCTTCGTATCCCCCGCCACCACCGCCTATAGCAACATATGTAGCAGTAAAAGAAGAATTGCTGCCATTAGTACCTCTAGCTCCGCCTGATCCAGGATAGGAACCATATTGTGTAACTCCTCCTGCACCTATAGTTATATTATAGCTAATAGCTGTTGTTATTAAAGATCCGGTAACTACTCCACCTCCACCGCCTCCACCTCCACTGTGTCGACCACCACCACCACCACCAGCAACTACTAAATATTCTAGTGTATATTGACCTAATTTAACTGTAATCCAGTTATTTGTCATATAGGCTTCAATACCGCCAATAGTCGTATTATATCGCATATAACCATTTACTGGATTTGTTGGTCTTTGAGCCGTTGTACCACTAGGTAAGCCAAAAGCTCCGGTATTATTGCTGGTGGTAACCAATCCACTGGTAGCCTGCAGCTCAAGTGTACCCGACGTATCCGCCGTATAAACTATACCAGTTTGGCCACTGGCAACGCCGTCATCTGCTTTAATTATGCTTGCCATGTTTTATCCTATGCTGTAAATGTGCCTGAACTGGTAAATGTATGTATAGTATAGCCATTATAGCTTGTAACAGTGCCACCAGTGCCGCGTTGAGATCCAGGATAGCGTATTAATACAATTCCGCTGCCGCCATTACCACCAATACCAGCTGCAGACCCAAATGTACCGGCACCAGCACCGTCCCCACCACTCCCCGTATTTGCAGAAGCTGCCTGAGTTCCTGTCCATCCGTCGCCGCCGCCTCTACCACCAGCAGCATATGTAACAGCACTACTGCTTAACCAAGTATTTAATATGCCAGCGCCACCATTAGTAAAGCTCGAGCCGTTACTAATCCCGTTTGAGCCTGAACCTCCTGCTCCCCCTCCACCACCGCCAGTACCACTATTTGATGCTGGCATATATCCGGCACCACCAGCGTTTCCTTGACCTGATGTTCCAGATCCACCATTGCTCGCATACGAATAGCCGGTTCCTCCACCACCGCTGCCACCACTAGCACCAGCAGCTGTACCATTTGATGCATTGTAATTACCGCCGCCACCTCCACCAACAGCGTTTAATATAGTAGAGCCCAATAGAGCAACAGTAGTATTAGATCCACTACCAGATGGACTTGCACTAGTTGCTGTACTGGCAGTACCTGCACCACCAATAGTTATTACATATTGTGAAGATTTTGAAACAGTTAAATTATTTTGTAAAACACCTCCTGCTCCTCCACCCCCTCCAACATCAAAACCACCAGCACCGCCACCGGCTACTACTAGATATTCAATACTATAATTCCCAAACTGTTCGCCAACAGCTTTCCACTCAGTACCAGTATATACTTCAAGTACATTATCAGTAGTATTATATCTGGTCATACCCACAGCCGGTGTACTAGGACGCTCAGCAGTTGTTCCTACTGGTGTAGTTAGTGCACCTGTACCATTTACTTTTACAATGCCACCAGCAGCTTCAAGATTAAGCTGCCCAGTTGTATCGCTGGTGTAAGTTAGGCCAGTTGTCGTTGTATTACCTGCACGAATTGTACTCATATTAAATTACCACCCAACGTTGATTGCTTGGCAGGCTTACGACCACACCGCTGTTAATAACCACAGGTCCTAGGCTAAAACCGTTGTGTCCGCTAGGAAATGTATAGCTTTCGTCTATTGTAGTACGATTGACTATAATACCACCACCTGCTTTTGCACCTGCTGTACTAACTACAGTGGCTAGTTGGTATGCTAAGATTTCTACTGAGTCGCCTAGTGAAGCGGCTTGGGTAAATATTACTGTAGTGCCATTTGTTGCTGTATAGTCATCGCCGCCGCCTACAAGCTTAATACCATTTTGATATACATCTACATAGCCTACTGTATAACCACCACTAGCAGTAAAAGTAGTTTGATTGCTGGTAGCTGTTATAGTAGTAACTGTACGTGTTGTGCTGCCAGTTAAATTTGCGGCTACATTGCCTGGTACCCAGTTGCTAGTAGTGCTGTTCCAAATTAAGCCTTGACCGTTTGAGGGTGCACTAGTAGCTGTGTCTACATCACTTAGTGCGTTTATGCTGGTTGAGCTTAGCAGCGTAGTTACTCGTGTGTTTGTATAGTAGAGATTTGTTGAACCCTCTGTGACACTATCAGTACTGCTAGGACTAGCTACAATCTCCACATAGGCGCTGCCCGACCAGCGATAGACTTTGTTGTTGTCAAGTGTTAGGTATAGTTTACCGGTTTCGCCACTAACAGGTAATGCGGCTTGATTAGCATATTCTAGCACATCGTCAACATAACTAGGCAGTTGACTGGCGGGTACTTTACCACTACCGTCTAGGCTAGCATAACCATTTGCTTGCGCTTTATTACTACTATTCTCAGGCGTATAGCCTAGTGCAGTAGTAACATTGCTGCTGGTTATGCCGGTTAGATAACTACTAGTATCTAAAGTATACGCATTTGCTCCGGTTTTCTTTAATAGTCCCACAGTGTCTGGCAGTGCTGCAATTGCACTAAGGTCGCCGTCTAGTAATAGGCCCGTATTTGATACACTGCGTGCTAGTGAAACGGCTTTGGTCATATTTTTTCCTCAATTAATATACTAGTACTATTCGGCCATTTTCGCCATTTGATCCACCATATGCGCTTACACCTATTCCAGCAGCATAATAAGATAAACCTGTATTTGGAGGGCTATAGGTTCCACTACTTCCGCCACCTTTATACTGAACTTTCAGCACCAACTGTCCCACTATGTGCATAAGGATTGGTATATCCTGTTCCATATTTTGCATGATATGCTGGACCTGGAGGACTTGTATATCCTGCTCCTGGCCATGCAAAATCAAATAGGGCTGTAGCACCACCTGCATTTTCATACCATTCGTTTAATACTTGAATTGGCGTGCCAGAAACTATACCTCCAGCAGTTCCCGTATATGTAGTTGGACCTTGATCTTTCCACGTGTCTATGCGATTTGTCCATGAGTCTGAGCTAAGTGCTCTTGAATAGGTTCTTGCACCATCGTCAGTTGTAACTCTAAATGTCATAGTTCCTGTGCTTAAAGGTATTACCCACGCATCCCATTGAATTGAAAGACTATCTGCTCTACTCCCCTGCCCCATGACTTGGCATGTTCCACTACCCCAAGTATAATAAGGACCATTTGTGTCCGCAACGTAAAAGTCAAAAGTATTAAATCCAGTTCCACCATAATATAAACATCTCCATCCGGATGCTAGTGTAGATGTTATACTGCTTATTGCTGATGCATTTGCATTTCTATAACGCATGTATATTGTTGTTGTAGCTGAAGTTGGAACTTTAACCCATATAATTGAAGTGCCTGCGGAATTCCAACTTTCTATCCAATGGTTAAATGACGATGTGTTTGGATCAAATCCAGACGTTGCGCCAAATCTTAAATCACTACCATCCGCATTAGTGTTTGTATAACTAAAATTAGCTGTTGTTAGTTGAATTCTAACTTGCCAATCTGTTCCTGGAGTTGATGTTATTGTAATAGGCCTTTGTAATGACCAAGCTGGGCTAGCCACGGTGGACCACAAAGTTCCATTATACACTTCAGCACCATTTATGGTTGTATTCCACCTTACCATGCCAGTAGACGGACTTGCAGGTCTTTGAGCAGTTGTTCCTACAGGAACTTGTAAAAATCCTGTATCATTTATTGTTGTATTTTTAAGTGTCGCCATTATGTTCCAAATCTTATCCAAAAATTTCCATCGTAAATTTCCAGATAACCTAAGGTAGTATTAAAACGCCACATTCCGAGCGTAGGACTGGAAGGTCTTTGAGCAGTTGTTCCTGCAGGAACTTGTAAAAATCCTGTATCATTTATTGTTGTATTTTTAAGTGTCGCCACTATTACTCACCTCTTAGCAGTTTGAGTTGAACTATTTCTTCTTTAAGTGATTTGATTGCTTCTAATAGATACACACTGAGTTTAGTATAATTAATACCCGATGGCTTACCATCCTCATAGCTTACTATGTTAGGTAATACACGATCTACTTCTTCAGCAATGAGTCCAGGTTCGTTCTGTCTAGATCCATCCTTACGATCATATGTGTAAGCCTGCAAATGAGAAATAATATCTAATACATTAGTAATCGGGCTGAGGTTTTCTTTTAATGTAATACTAGAACTCTCTGTTAAAGATACTACGGTTAACAGTCCGGTACTGGCGTTATAGGTTAGCTTTGTTGTACTAACTTTAGGTGTTTGATTACTTCCTACTGCTGCTACAAATACAGGGTATACTGTGGTATTAGTGGTTGTATCATCTGTGGCATTAACTGCTGTGCTTGGTCCAGTGGCTCCAGCAGCTCCTTGTGGTCCAGCAGCTCCTTGTGGTCCAGTAGCTCCGGTAGCTCCTTGTGGTCCAGTAGCTCCGGTAGCTCCGGTAGCTCCTTGTGGTCCAGTTGCACCTTGTGGCCCTTGTGGTCCAGTTGCACCTTGTGGCCCTTGGGGGCCTTGTGCCCCAAAACTACCCCAACCTGCGTTATTATAAACCTCAGTAAATCCAGTTGTACTATTATACCTAACCAGCCCAACCTCACCACTAGGGCGCTCAGCAGTTGTGCCGACTGGTACTTTTAGTGCAGCTGTACCGGCTATAGTAACTACACCAGTGCTAGCTGGTGTTAGCTTGCTAATTGATCGGGCTTTTGACATGTTGTTTCCTCAGAAATTTATTGCCACTGATTTGCTGGAAGCTGAGGCCAAACTATTATAGTTTGTGGGTTTATAGCTATTTGTCGTAGCTGATCTCTATATGCCTGAAACTCTTGCTTGTTAACCAAACTTACATCTGCTAGCTGTGTCCAGTCTGTGGCTGCTAGCAGTTGTTTAGCTGTATTTTTATTTTGCAGTTTTATAGACTGGTCTATGTTATCCAACTCTTCTTGTGTTAAGCTAACAACACTAACAGCATAAACAACACCAGCTTCTAGGTATGGC